ACATAAATTTGACGTCAGGCCGGGTTTCTAAAATTGAAGCTTTAAGAAGTCGAACATAATGTGATTCCTTTTCTTCATTATATAAATGTTTATGCCACATGCTGTAAGCAACGTATTCGTCATCAGTACCCATCCCAGAAGTATTTTCTACAAATGGTATGTGAAATCCATTGATTGATATTCTTCCTGGTCTTGGGAATACAAAAATGATATTGTCGTGTTGAGAATGATTGTCTATAAAAACTTTGTACATGTAATATGGATCACAGCCTTTTGTGCTGTAATTTGTAATATCGTAATTTTGTCTAAGAAGACTAACCCAACTGCTACCTGCGTTAGGTAATAAAGGATGTTTTAGTAAGTTATAATTTAAAACATCTTCATAAGAAAAGCTATCACCAAAAATACCTAAGTTCATTTATTAGCTTATGTACTCTACTTTGATGTCCTTAGTAAAAGTTGGAAAAGTAAAATCATTATCTTTCATATCAACTCTGCGGTTTCTTGATTTATCAGGAAAACCAATACCCATCATAAGCATAACTCTTTCAGATCCTATAACTTCTCCAACCTCTTCTGGGTTAAAGCATTGGCAACAGCCAGTAGAATAACCTAACAAGTTGGCAGTGTATGTTAAATAACCAGCTGCAATCCCAAGCGCAACATTAGAATCTTTAAATCTTTCTGGATCTCCATCTTTGGATTGAGTATCTCTTTCCTCGGTTGTTCTTAAATGTTCATCTCTATCTTCTGAGAATGCAATCACTAGGTTAGCTAAAACCTGAGGATTTTTCTTAGCTTCTCGAGTTTCAAAATTAATCATAAAGCCTTCGGTCTTATCATAAATACTTTCAATAATATCACGGTTCGTAATGAAGTGTACTTTATAAAAAACTCTATTTTGTTTTGAAGAGCATTGTGTAACAGCAGTTTGAAGAGTTTTAATATCTTCTTCTGGTAAGGATCGACTTAGGTCCCAGTTGCGTTGACAATGCTGTGATTTCACTATTGTTTTTTCAAGAAAACTGTTGAACATAATATCCTCCTAGGCGTCCATGTTTATATTATTTATATGAAAAAAAAATTAAATTAACCGTTGACAAGGCTTTTTAACTATGGTATAATAGTACTATCAATAAGGAATATAATATGCTAAAAAATGATATATGGTACAAAGAGGAATTGTTGGAATCATTTGATGAGGTTTATCAGCATAATGGATACGCTTTGTTAAATGAACTGTACGAAGATGATGAACGCTTCTATAAAAACACTTGGATGTGGGGACGTGTCGAAGGTGACACAGTCTATGATGTTCGTATTCTTGATGACTTATCAAGTAATAGTTTTGCTAAATATGACGAAGCTATGGAATCTTTCTTAAAAAAACTTGAAATAAAATGAAATTAACTGTTGACAAAGCAGTTCAACTATGTTATATTGATTGTATAAGGTAACAAAGGAAACCAAATAATGAAATTCACATCTAAAAACCGCACTTCAACAGCATACCGTTTCACTGTAAAAATGGTTAATGGCCAAGTACATCCTGATGATATGGAAGCTGTTAACAATATTCGTGATCTTATTAAAAATGCTAATAGCGAAATCCGTCGTTATAACTGGTCCTTTGTAAAACCTCAATACGTAAAACTTCAAGGTCGTGGCCCTCGTGCTGAAATTGCTCGTCGTGCTTATAGACATCCGCGGGCTTATGACCAAGGCCTACCTTTGAGCTTGGCGACATCTGCTGATGTATACGTATACGATCGCTAAATAATAGTTGACAAACCATCTAAACTGTGATAGGAATAGTACCATGGATATGGAAAAACTACAAACACTTGATAAATTACCCTTAACTGAGGCTCAAGAAACTGCTACAAGCTTAATAGATCGTCGGAAGACACGAAAAGTTGTGGCTATGGGCTTGGAACGAGATATTCAAAAGGCCCGTTCATCGGCTGAAGTTTCTCGTATTATGTGGCAGGTTTATTTGTCAGGTAATGGTCTTGGAACTGTCGGTTCCCAATGGAAATCTTTTTATAAAGGTGTTTAATGTTTAAGCTACCCGAACCAATCATCGTCACACTAGACGACAATCAAGTAAGTCATATTAATACTATGGCTCAAGAAATCTTTGAAGATCCTTATCGGCGTAGGGATCGATCTCTTGAAGCTGTGTATTCTCATTGCTGGGCTGGTGTTCCACTCGAGTTTGCTCTTCAAGCACAAGGTGCTACTATGAACCCTAACCAATTTGATTATTCAAATCCAGACTCTCATAACTGGGATGTTGAATGGAACGGGCTTAAGGCTGAAGTTAAAAACTCCCAAGATCCTGGTAAATTACCAGATAAATATGAAAAGAAATGGTTGACCATATCAAACTATATGGCAAATAAAATTGTAAGAAACCGTCGTTTATACCCAAATTGTGTTGACATAATCATATTTGGATGTTATAATAAACTATCTGAAAATACTTTTGACGTTCGTTGGCGGGCTGTTGTGCCCTTTGATACCATTCGCCAAAACCTTCGTAAGTGCCAAGAAAAGTATGATAACAATTGGACTATTGATCATGACGGTGTAAAACGTATTAAGTATTTTTATAGTATAAAAACTGAACCACGCGCGATATATAACTATGATGTATGAATGGAGTAAATATGAAACATGATAATGGCAAACCACCTATTAATTTAGTTCCACCTGAGGCTATCATTGCAGCTGCTCAGGTTTTTGGCTTTGGTGCTCAAAAATATGGTGAAAACAATTGGCGTCAAGATCTGGATAAGTTTCCATATTCTCGTCATTACGCTTCTATTATGCGACATCTTTTAGCTTTTCATTCAGGTGAAGATCTTGATCCTGAAAGTGGTTTACCTCATACACATCATGCGCTAACTCAAATGATTATTTTGGTTATGTGTGAATTGCAAGGTGACAAAGATTTGATTGATGATCGCTTTAAAGTAGAGGATGATACAAATGCGGTATAATACAGTACAAGATATTCGAGAGTTCTTTATTGGTGAACTCAAAGATGAAGCATATGAAATTGACAAAACTGGTCAACGCACTATTGAAATGCTAGGTGCAAGCTTTGTTGCTTCAGAACCAGCAATCTTTGGTGAACCAAGCCAAGCTTATATTAATGCTGAGCTTGCTTGGTATGAGTCGCAATCAACAAACATTAAAGATATCTATGGACCTGATAAAGAACCACCTGCAGCGTGGCAGTATTCAGCTGATCCACATGGTAACATTAATTCAAACTATGGCCATTTAGTATTTTCTAAAAAATACCATAATCAATTCCAAAACGCCTTTGATGAGTTATGGTCTAATATTGAAAGCCGTCGTGCTGAAATGGTTTACAACCGTCCTTCTATCTGGGTTGAGTTTAATGAAGGTGGCAAGTCAGACTTTATTTGTACTAACGCACAAACATTTTATATCCGTGACGATACATTGATGATGGTATCTCAAATGCGTTCTAATGATGTAGTCTTTGGCTATAAGAACGATTACGCGTGGGCTCAATATCTAATGGATAAGTTTGTATCTCAATGGAATCAACAATGCAGACTTCCAGGTAATAAGCACCCTACTATTCAAAAAGGTATGCTTATTTGGCAAGTCCAAAATTTACATGTGTATGAACGCCACTTTGGATTGGTGAAGTAATGGTATTTTCAAAGCATAACATACAAGTTACCAATAAAGGTAAATACACATCAGATGCAGTACATGTCGACGATGATGGTAAAAATACAGTAGTAAATATGTGCCCTGAGTTTGATACTGTTGATGAAGTAGTGGAATGGATTCAAACTCATATGGAGGATGATGCGTGAGATTTATTGCAGCATTAGATCAAAGTGGTGGATCAACGCCTGGCACATTAGAAAGATATGGCGTTCAATATACTGAAGATAATATGATGGATAAAATCCATGATATGCGTCTTAGAATTGTAAACTCACCAGCATTTGATGATAGTAATATATCAGCAGCAATTTTATTTAAAGACTCAGTTACTCGTGGAATGGTTAATATCCTTGATGAAAAAGGTATTGATTCGTTCCTAAAGATCGACGAAGGACTTACTACAGACGGCACAATGAAACCGTTTGATGTAAATGATATATGCGAATGGGCTACAAACGGGATTGGTCCTAAAATCTATGGTACTAAAATGCGTAGCGTTGTTAAGAATATTGATACGATTAAACCTGTTCTTAAACAACAGTTTTCAATAGCAAAAACAGTAAGCGAATATGGCCTAGTTCCTATCATCGAACCCGAAGTTGAAATCAATAATCCTGATAAAGAAGCAATTGAGCAAGAACTATATTATCAATTGGAATCGCTATCAACAGTAAATTTTCCTGTTATATTTAAACTAACACCACCAGTAGTACCAAACCTATATCATAACCTTACAGTGTTTCCTAATGTAGAACGGGTTGTGTTTTTAAGTGGTGGATATACTATAGCAGGAGCATGTAGTAAACTAAGGCTAAATAATAATGTAGTTGCTAGTTTTAGTAGAGCATTATCTGAAGGCTTAAAATATGAGTTGACAGATAAAGAGTTTAATGATATATTAAGTAATAATATAGAAAGGATTGCAGAAGCAAGCGATGGATGAACCAACTGGTAAGCTTATTCAAATTACGGACATAATTGAAACAAAAGTTCGCAAACAAAAAGAGTTAGAGTTCTATGAAAAAGAGCTTAAGAAACTCCAACAAAAGATGTACTTTATACAAAAAGACATTGACATTACCAATATTATTATCAATATAATTGAGAACGAAAAGGTAATGGATATAAAAGAAAACATGGAAGCCAGAATGCTTGGCGATGATAGTGAAAAACATTAGTATCTAAAATGGCTAAATAGTCCATACAAGATACAATGAGGAGATTATATTATGAAAATTGCTTTTATTTTTGGTAAAGGTATTGAAGGTTGTGGTGTAACCAAAGGTGCAAACATCTTTGAAGATTGGTTAGTATCTCAAGGCCATGAAACTATGGTTATTGATTTTGATAATAAACAAAGCTTTGCCCGAGCTCAAAACGTAGATTGGCATGGAAACGTTTTACGAGTAGAGTCTAATCAAGAAATAGAAGATGTACCAAGTATAGTAGATGCTGTTAACACGTGTGACATTGCTATTGTACACTCTTTTCCTACCCGTAAAAATGGAAAGTACATTGATAGATTTCGTCAGTTTGTAGAAGCTATTAATGATCCAATCATTGTGGTGCATGATCATGCTATTACTAAAAATACTATTAATCGTCAGACTGGTGCTGGCGAGTTGTTTGCGTTGGCAGACATTGGTATTACACAATCATTTGAAGGATATTCACAAGAGTGTTATTTAGCACTTGATCCTGGCCTTGAAGGTAGACTACTTGAAAATCCTATTTGGGTTCGTACTGAAGATTACGATCAATATCGTGTTGACTATGAAGATAGAAAAAAGCACTTTATGTATATGGGTCGTATGTCAACGCTAAAAGATCCTGGAATGATTTGTCGTATTGAACCGTATTTGAAAAATGAATGGGATCTGACTTTGATGGGTTGTGAACGTTCTATTTCATCTATTGGTAATCCTGACTCTAAAACATTAGCAACTGATGCAGCTCCATATCATAAGTCTTATCAACCAAAAATTCTATTTGTTGGAACAAACTCAGCTGGTGAACATTACCTTCCAGGCAAAGAGAAAAACAAAACTGGTACTACAATTACAGCTTATGATGGATATAAGTATGATTTTGGTATGGGCCAGCTTGGTACCTCTATGGCTGCTTGGTGTGGATATCGCCTTGGTGATCCAAAGGAATATGGTTATCGTATGGAATATACAGTAATTGAATCATTCCTATTATCCTTGCCTGTTATTAGTAGACACTTTGCTGAAAACGCAGTATCACCTGAAGGTAAAAAGTGGGGTGAATATTATGGTCCACTTATCTCAGAAGCTACCAAGGAAGAAGAGCTTGCGGCTGAATTAAAACGTATTGCTGATAATCCTGAAGAATGGAAAGCTCGTACCAAAGCATGCCGTGAAATTGCTTATAAGTTTAATGATATTGAAGTTCTTGGTCCAAAATTCTTAGATTTTGTATTGACAAAAGGCAAAAGACATGATAAGATAGATTTTATAGATAGGATTTCAAGTTACTTCCCAAGTGCTCGTGAACGTCGCGAAAACGGAGAAATTATTATTTCAACTCCTGGAAGTGTTCTACTTGAAAAGCCTTTGACTCTTGTTGATGGAAGACAAAATGAAATTAAAGAACCCAAGCAAGTTGGTGCTACAATTGAAGGATTTTTCTAATGTATCATAAACGTATCGTTGTAGACTTTGACGACACCTTAGCGTTCCATGAAAACAGAAATTTTGATGACGCCATTCCTAATGATGATTTGATTAAAAAGACAAATCAGTTATTTGATGAAGGATGGCAAATTGATATTTTTACTGCTCGTGGATCTATTTCATGTAAAACACGTGAAGAAGCACGCCTTAAATATGAAGCTGGTATTATAGCCTGGCTTGATAAGTATGATGTTCAATATAATTCGCTTTCATTTGATAAACCATTGGCGGCTTACTATATTGATGATAAGGGTATTACTCCAGAAGCTTTCCTTGATGTTGATATTCGAGAGCTTGAAGGTGGTTTGTCTGGAACAGAAATCTTTACTGATGGTAAAGTTGTACATAAGCAAGATCCAAATGCTCATGATACTAACACTTGGTTTAATGAAGCATTCTTTATTGGTATTAATGTTCCAATAATTCATCGTATTGTTGGTGAAACTATTACTATGGATTATATCGATCATGACGAACAATTCTTTATGAAAGATTTCCATGTTGCTTTGGGTATGATCCAAACACAACTTCAAAGAATGAAAGGCCTTGAAGCATTAGATGAACTAAAATATCAATCATATATTAATCGCATTAAAGACCATGCGGTAGCTTCAGGCCAAGTAGAACTGATTGATAATGCCGACTTATTGGAAACGTTTGATTTAAAAAGATCGTTTTCGCACGGTGATTTTGGCATTAAGAATATGTTATTTAAAGATCATGAGCTATATTTGATTGATCCAATTTGTAATGTATTTGGCTGTACTGAACTTGACGTAGCAAAGTTTTGTGCTAGTTTGTATATCAACCAATATCATAAAGAGTATATTCTAAAATCTATTGATATCTTGGCTGCCGCAAACGATATAAATAAACCTATGTTACTAGCACTTATACGTGCTGAAATTACACGCGTATATAAGTACCATCCTGACAAATCTTTTATTATGGAATGTTTTGAAAATGTTTACTAACAAATCTGAAATCGCGAGAAAAGTTGGAAAGCCGGTTGATGAAATCCGGATTGGATTTACCTGTTCAACTTTTGATATGCTGCACGCTGGTCATATTGTAATGTTACAAGAGTCTAAAGAGCAGTGCGATTATCTTATTTGTGGTTTACTAACCGATCCAACTATAGATCGACCAGAAACTAAAAACAAACCAGTACAAACTCCGTTTGAGCGCTATGTTCAATTGGCAGGGTGTCGGTTTGTTGACGAAGTAATTCCATTTAATACTGAACAAGAACTTGTCGATATGATTTTGACTATTCAACCACATATTAGAATTGTGGGAGAAGAGTATAAAGGTA